CGCATGGCGCTGATGGCGCGCCCGCGTATTACGCCGCTGTCGGTCAAGGGCTCAAACCGGCGCATGTTTGTGGCATTTGCGCACCCTCTCACCTTCCGGGACTTCACCGCCAGCATGAACGAGACCGAGCGAACGGTCAGTGTCGAATCGAAGAACATGAGCATCTTCCTCGGCGGCGACCGCGAGGTAGACGGCGTCATCGTTCACGAGGTTGACGACATGCCTGTTTTGGCAGGTGTGGGCGCGGCTGCGGCCAACGTCTACCCGGTGTTCCTGCTTGGTCAGGAAGCGTTGGGCTGGGCGCTCAAGGCGCGTTACTCGTCCCGTAAGCAGGAAGATGACTATGGCCAGATCACCGGTCTCGGCATGATCGGCAAATGGGGCCTCAAAAAGCTTGGCTACACTATCGGCGTCGATAAGGCGCTTGATGACGGGGCGGGCGGCACAACCAATGTTCTTGGCAAGCAGCGCGGCATGGTGTCGGGCTTCTTCGCCGCGACTGGCGATTAAGGAGGGCTGACGACATGCCAAATCCAATCTACACGAACCCCACCCGTCACCCGGAAGACACCGGCGTCCACATTATCGGACGGGAGATCAATCTCGGCGTCGTTGGCCTGGCCACCGGTCAACTTCCAATCGGGGCGCTGGGCAAGAACGCCGTCCCGCTCCGGGCTGGTGTTACCATCCTCACGGCGTTCAACGCCGCGACCACCAACGTCCTCGAATTTGGCACAACTGGCGATCCTGACTATCTGATCACCAGCGCCAATGCGGGGGCGGGAACGCTCGGCAAAAAGGACGGCACCGGCGTCGGCATCGGTCAGCCGCTGGCGGCTGATACTGTATTCTACGCCAAGTTCACTCAGACAGGCGCGGCGGCGACAACCGGCAAGGCTCTTGTCTGGGTGGAGGCGTTTATCTCTCGCACTGAAAATCCTGCGCTTACCGCGGGAGTGTAGACGATGAAGGTCTTCTACATCGGTGGCGCGGCCGGGCCGATTGAAGCCTATGGAGCGGTCTTTGAACCGGGCAAGTCGTCAGAAGTTGACGACCGGTTTAAAGACAAGGTGAAGGCCAATCCATTTTTCGGGGACAAGGCTTCGGCCAAGGCCCCGGAGAAGGCGCTTGAGCCGAAAACCGTTACATTTGAGGCTCGCCTGAATGCATCTGGCGAGTTTTCAATCTATCGAGGTCAGGCTGAAATTCAGGACGGCCTGACCTCGAAGGACGCGGAAGCCTTCAACGGCATGTCGGCTGATGACAAAGCCGAATATGTTAACGGCCTCTAGCGGATCAAGAGGTCGCTCATGAAAACGCGGCAAGATCTGATCAAGCGCACTCTCCAGAAGCTGGGAATTCTTGCCGCAGGGCAGGAGCCATCAGCCGAAGACGCCGCGCTGGTTGATCAGGAGATAGTTCCGGTTTTGAGCGACCTCGCCTTTCGCGGGGCCTACAATTTTGGGGACCCCGATCAGATTGAGGACGAATGTTTCGTTCATTTGGCAGACTGCATTGCGGTTTCGGTGTCCGCCGACTTCGGGCAGCCACAGGACGAGACCATTCGGCTGATCGCGGAGAGCCGGTTGCGCGACCTGCGCGCAGAGGCTGACAGCGGCGAGCCTGTGCGGGCGCTCTATTACTGATGCAGATCATCTTTCCTACATCCAGCGAACCGTCGCTGCTGCCAACGGAGTGCGGCGGGCGGCTCATTAACTGCTTTGTAGAAAAAGCCCCCGAAGGCTCGCGCAGCAAGGTGTCCTATCGCCGGTCGGCAGGATGCGATCTGGTGTTTTCAGCGGGCAGCGCGGATTTTCGCGGGGCACTCGCTGTCGGGCCTGTCCTTTTCATCGTCAATGGGTCGGCCTGTTATTCGGTGACAAAGAATGGAGCCGTCTACACGGTAACAGCGCTTTCCGGTTCCGTCGGCGGCGCAGGCCGGGTGGATATGGCGCACAACATGCGAGCGCCAACACGACAAATTCTGATCTGGCACAGCGATGGCGTCAGTCAGATATCTGGTGGTTCAGTCACTGCATTCTCAGATGCGGACCTCCCAGCGCCGAACTCACTTTCGTACATGGACGGATACTTCCTTTTCACCACAGCGAGCGGCTTGGCCTATGCCTCCGATCTGAATGACACGGGTGTCAACGAACTCAGCTACGTGACCGCCGAGGCTCAGCCAGACGGTCTCTTGCGCGGCATCCCGTTCGGTCGAGATCACCTGCTTATGGGCGCAAGCACGACCGAATTCTGGTCCAACTCCGGCAATGCGACAGGCTATCCGTTCAGCCGTGGGCCAGTCATCAAGATCGGTCTGTGGTCGCGTAATGCGATTGCCGGATATGAGGCGGATTTTCCCGGGCCGCTGATCTGGGTCGCCAGCGATGGGACGGTTCGGATGCTGGTCGGCTACAGCCCGGAACCGATTTCAACGCCACACATCCAGCGGATGATTGAAGCCGCGCCTCGCCAGTCGCTGCGGGCGTCTGTCCACATCGTGGCGGGCCGGTCGCACTGGGTGCTGAAATCCGACAGATGGACGCTGGAATACATCGTTGGTGCGGGGACATGGATAGAGCGGCGCACGCATCAACGCGATGCATGGCGCATGGAAGGCGGAGTCAAGTCGTTTGACGAATGGCTGGTCTTTGACGAGACCGGCGGCGCTGTCTACCGCATGAATGATCGGTCGCGACGGGAGGCCGGAGCCCCGGTCGTGATGGAAATCCAGTCCACGCAACAGCACGGCTTTCCAGGACGCACCGCAGTGCAGTGGGTAGCGTTCGACTTTGCTACAGGCATTGGCGTCGATAGAGGTATCTCGCCCATCGAAACAAAGCCGGTCGTCTCAATTTCGTGGTCTGATGACGGCGGCATGACTTGGGCCAACGATCTCTTGCGTGAACTCGGCACGCAAGGCGAGAGGCGATTGATCGATATCAGGCGAACCGGCCTGACCAGCAGGGTTGGTCGCAAATGGCGCTTGCGCGTAAGCGACCCGGTTGAAGCGACTTTCTTTGGCGGCTCAATGTTTGGCAAGGAGCGGTCGTGATAGATCACCCAGCCACGCTTATGGCTCCGTCCTCTCGATGGATGCTGACTGATGGGCGGCCAGACCCTGATTTCTACAAGATGTTCTCAGCGATGCACCGCGCGCTTGGATCAGTGGTCGATTTTGCTGCCTTCCGATGTCCGCAATGTCTACATGGTCGGTGCTGCTTCGGATGAAACACTGCCGCTGATAGCGGGAACACAGAAGCTGACGCTTCGGATGCCTTGCGCCATGACTGGTCTAGAGGTCCGGGCTAACCTCAAGACGGCACAAGCATCGGGGTCTATCTTTACGGTTAATATCAAACGCAATGGATCGTCCATTCTCTCGACACTCGTCACAATCGATAATGGCGAGAGGACATCCGTTACAGCAGGCGCGCCGTCTGTCATTTCAGATGATGCTTGGGGCGACGATGACGAATTTACAGTCGACATCGATCAGGTTGGCGACGGCACTGCTGTTGGGCTCAAGGTCGCCATGATCGGGGTGCGGTCAGCTTGAGTTTTTTGGTTGTCGATCCCTACCGGCATGGCGGGCTGCGAGTAGACCTGATGATGGCTGGCGCGCTATCATCGGGGCCCGTTGGGACACTTAGCTGGGCGTCTGCGCCCTTTGGGGCCCCTGCGCCGGACAGAGAATTGGTGCTGGTCTATTGGGCCCAGCGCGCCTCAGCCACGGTTCCTGCAATCGCGTCACGCGAGATCGGCGGCCAGACAGCAGACGTACACGTGGAGGACTTGACCTATACAGGCAACGTCTCGGCTGGCACAGTCGTGGTTGGCGTTGCTTCGGTTAAGGAAGCCACGGCGGCAACAAGCGGTCTGGTTGAGTTTGTTTTCACCGAAGGCATGTCGATGCAGGGTGCGCTGTACCGCGTCACCGGGCTAGCAAGCCGAACGCCTCACGACACGGCTCTGGGCGTGATGGACGGTTCGCCGGCGGATATGACAGAGACCATATCGTTGCCAATCGGGGGAGTTGTGTTTGGGTCCATGGCCACCATTGCAGCTTATGCTGCGGTGACATCCACGCATACAGGCATCGACATTGACAACGACACTCTACTGAATACGAACCATCACGTCTCTCTCGGCAAAAAGCTGACCATTCCGGCCATTGCAGCCCATGACCTGCAGGCCGTCTCAACTGGCCCTGACGCCAGCAAATATGGTCACCATATAGCGGCGGCCTCTTTCCGGTAAGGACACACTCTCATGCTCGGTGGACTGATAGCAGGCGGGCTTGGCGCGCTTGGCGGCATCCTTGGCGGCGGCGCACAGAAGAAAGCCGCCAAGAAAAACATGGCACTGCTCAACGGCATGAAAACCGAAGGCATGGGCTATATTGACCAAGGCAACGACACGGCGGCTGGGCATCTTGGAGCCGCCGGCGATCTGTGGTCTGGTTTGGCGTCTGAAAGCGGCGGTCTGTCCGGCCTGAAATCTTATGCCGACGCACTGGGCTTGAACGGGCAGGCGGGCGTTGACGCAACGCGCAACGCCTTTCAGACCGGCCCCGGCTATCAATTCGCAATGGATCAGGGCCTCGGCGCATTGGAGCGCCGGGCAGCCGCTCAGGGCCGTCTCGGCAGCGGTCAGACCGGCATCGATACGCTGCAGTTTGCTCAAGGGCTAGCCAATCAGGAGTGGGGCAACTGGCTCAACAACCTCCAAAGCTACGGCAACACGCAGGCAGGAATCTACACCGGCGCCCTTGGCGGCCAGGCTGGCTCGTTGAACAATCTGGCCAGCCTCGCGACAAACACGTCAGGTCAGAAAGTCGATTTGATAGGCAACATCACCAACGGCCTGATGGGCGCGAACAACCAGTATGCAGGCGGCCAGCAGCAGCAGATCATGGGTGGACTTGGTGGGCTAGCTTCCGGCCTTGGCTCCTTCATGGGGTATCGCTAAATGGTGTCCATCAACTATCCCGGATGGGGTGGCGGCGGCAACCCGCTAGCCATCGTTGACGCATTCAATTCGAGCTTCGACCGGTCTCGGGCGGAGCGGGATGAAAGGGCCAGTATTTCTGCCTTTGGCCAGTTGATGCAAGGATTGCCGCAAGACCAGCAGCCCTTGTCGCTTTCGTCTCTCGCACCAATGGCGCACCAGCAAAATCAGCAGACCTATGCCCCTCCGCCCGCTGTTGATCCATCGACGGCTCGCATTCGTTCCGCTCTTGGCGAGACACAGACGGGCGGATCAGTTCCGCAGATAGGGCAGATGCGTCAATACATTGCGCAGGCCGCCCTGCAGCGCGGCATTGATCCCGGCGTAGCAATTCGCGTAGCGGAGTCGGAAGGCTTGTCGCCGGGCGTCTGGCAGTCCAATTTTTCCAAGAACGGCAGTCGCGAACCGTCCTATGGGCCATTTCAGCTGCTCGTTGGCGGCGGAGAGACAGGCTACCCGGCAGGTATGGGCAACGATTTTCAGAGTCAAACCGGCCTTGACCCATCCGATCCGTCAAACTGGCAAAAGACGGTTGATTTCGCGCTGGACGGTGCAGCCAAAAACGGCTGGGGCGCATGGTACGGGGCGGCCAAGGCCGGGATTGGCAATCGGCAGGGCATCGGCGGTGCGCCTCAGCAGAAAGCCGCGCCCGTCCAAACGGCGGACGCATCAGGCGAGCAGCTTACGCCGTTGCCGGATGCCGGAACAATGCAGGCGCTGTTTGCGGCTCCAGGCACAAGGCCTCTCGCAATCGCGTTGGCCAAGGGCCGTCTCGAAGCGCGGGGCGGCGATCCGATGAAACGTATCGAGTATGAGATTGCTGTCGAGAAGCTCAACCAGCTTCGCAGCGGCGGGAACAACGACTACGCCCAGCGCGCAAGGGCAGCGCAGGAGTATGGCTTGGACCCTAGTAGTGACGCGGGCCGCAACTTCATTCTGTCTGGCGACCTGCCCGAAGCGAGAGGCGGGGCAGCAGAATTGGGCCTCAACCCGCAATACGGCCTTGATCAAAGCGGGAACCCCGTGCTGATCCAGATCGGCAAGGACGGCAAGGCGGTGCAGACAGCCATGCCGGAAGGCGTCACGCTGGCAAAGGAACCGATCAGGCTTGACGCGGGGACGCATTTTGTATTGCTGGACCCGATCACGCGCCAGCCGGTCGGTCAGATACCCAAAGACCTCGCTGGTGCCGAGCAGCAAAAGGCGATTGGTGAAAACCAAGGCAAGCAGATCGCAGCCGCTCCCGCAGATATTCAAGGCGCGCAAAACGCGATTGACCTGATCGCCGGCATCCGCAGCGACCCATATTTAAATCGTGGCACTGGATTCAGTTCACTGGGCAACTCTGTGCCCGGAACGGGTGGGTACGATTTCCAGAACAAGGTTGAGCAAGCCAAATCTGGCGCGTTTTTGACCGCCATTCAGCAGATGCGCGGCCTTGGGGCGCTGTCCAACGCGGAAGGGTCGGCGGCGACGGCGGCGGTCAACCGCATGGATACCGCGACCAGCAAAGAGGCGTTCCTAAGCGCCCTTAATGACTATGAGAAGCTCGTGCGTCAGGGCATGGACAGGGCGGAAAAGCGGCTTGGCGCGACTGCCGTGCAGGGCCAGCCGGGCAAAATCAATTCTCAGGAAGAATTTAACGCGCTGCCGTCAGGCGCCGAATTCATTGCGCCCGATGGTTCCGTGCGGAGGAAGCCGTAATGGCCAACTGGTGGGATAGCGCGCCGCTTGTTGAGCAGCCCAAAAGCAATTGGTGGGAAGCCGCGCCACTCGCGGCAAGAGGCCATTCCAACGTACCTGAATTTGACCCTGGCGTCGAGGGCTACAACCCGGAAACCGGGCTAGTGGAGCGCCCGAAAACATCCGGCACTTCATCCTTCCTGTCAGGTGCTGCTGATACGGCAGGTGCGGGCTTCGGCGATGAAATCGCCTCAACGCTTGTCGCGCCCTTTACCGATCGGACACGCGATGAGGTGCTGGCGCAGATGCGTCAAAACCAACGCCGTGCAGAGGCGGACAATCCTGGCGCTTTCCTCTCAGGCCAAGTAGGCGGCGGCTTGGCGCAGGCAGCCGCATTGGGGCCTGCCAGCCTTGCTGCACGCGGACAAGAGTTTGTCCGCGTGGCGACTGGCTCCGCTGCAGATGGAGCAATCCTCGGAGGCCTTTACGGCGCTGGCAGCGGTGAGACGCCAGAGGAAAGAGCCTCTGGCCTTCGGGACGGAGTGATCGCTGGCGGCATCGTTGGCGGGGCTGCTCCGCTTGCCATTGTTGGTGCTGGCAATATGGTGCGCAGGGCAGTTAGCCCGGTCGGCATTTCTGGGGAGCGACAAGCCGCTGCACAGACGCTTGCGCGCGAAGGGGTGGAAACCACAGCAGGCCAGCGCACCGGCAGCAGTCGCCTCCGCTACATGGAGAGCGAAATTGGCGGGGCGAAAGCTGAGAATATCGTTGAGCGCCAGTCGGAGCAATTCACTGCCGCTGCGTTGCGCCGCGCTGGCATTAAGGCCAACCGGGCAACACCAGATGTGATTGATGGCGCTTTTACGCAGATCGGCAACCAATTCGAGCGTCTTGGCTCGCGCAACACACTTATTCCTGACAAACAAATGCTTGGCGACATTCAATCGGTAGTGAACGACTATCGCGCGATAGCCGCCCAACCGATCCCTGCTGTTGACAACTTCGTCTCCGCCATTTCATCCACGCTAAAGCAAAATCCGACCGGTATACCTGGTAAGACCTATCAGGCGCTGCGGTCCCAAATGGATCGATATGCCCGCAAAGCCCCCCCGGAGGCGGCTAGCGCTCTGCGCGGGCTGAAAGACGCTCTGGATGACACGATGGAGCGCGGATTGGCGGCGTCTGGCTCTCCCGATCTTGGAGAATGGCGCGCGGTCCGTGGGGCATACCGAAACATGCTCGCTCTTGAACAGGCCGCGACGGGAGCAGGTGAAAATGCGGCGGCTGGCCTGATCTCGCCATCGGCGCTACGCAATGCCGTCGTCAGCAAGCAGGGGCGGCGCAACTACGCGCGAGGAAAAGGTGATTTTGACGAATTGGCTCGTGCTGGCGAAATGCTTATGAAGGCGCTGCCGAATTCTGGCACAGCCGGGCGGCTGCGCGCGCAGAACCTCAGTGCGGGCATTCTAGCAGGCGGAGGGGCCCTGGCCGGTGGATTACCGGGCATGATCGCGGGCATGGTCGCCCCGCGCGTTGCTGGCGCGGCTCTGATGAGCCGTCCGGCGCAACATTACCTCAGCAACAATACGATGGCTGGGCAAATGCCGCTGGAGGGGTTGGCCGGGCTGGCGCGATTGGCGACAGGCGCAGGCGTACCGCAGGGACAGGAATTGTTGCCTTGACGCTAGATCATGGCGGCCACTTGTTCCCGCATTTCTCGATGACGGTGGTGACAAACACTCCGGCGGTTAACGCGCCAAGGCCCGCACTCTGCCAATGCAAGTCACCGATAAAAAGCGTAGCGGCCCACACTACTGCCACTGCAGCCCATGCGGCATAGAAAACCGTATTACTCCGGTCGATCTTCGGTTCGTTCGGGTCGTGGTCGATCTGCATCTTTAGGTCAGCTTTTTCTTTAGCTGGTCGTAAATTAAGCGTGCATCAAGTGCGTTTGGAGCCGCCTGCCGAAGCATTTTTACTGTCAATACTCCGTGTTGGTTAGTGACAATGATCGGTTGGGCTGGCGTATAGATCGTACTAGCGTTGGCATAGATGGTGTTGCCTGACAGCGTTGCGTGGCTGGTCGTTTGCGCGTTTCCGGGCAAGGTCCCTGCATATTCCTGCGATTGCGCCATCGATCCACTCAAAATGGCAAAGTGAGTGAAGCCCTTCTGGATGGCCAGATCAGAAGCCCTCAAGAGCATGATATCGCGCGTATGTCCCTGCGAAGAATAGTCGTTACCCCGCGCTCTAATTTCAAAGACATCTTCGGATAATTGGATGTCTTCATACCCTCCGCCAAACCCGTTTGGTTGATAGGGGGTCTGACAGGCAGTCAGGGTTACGATCAAAGAAACTAAGATAATCCGCCGCATGGCCCGTGCTCATAGCATCTGACGCCCGCCCCGAAAAGCTCTCCTCAAAACATCAGGTATCCGCCCATGGCAATTCTCTGGGATCAACCAACCCCTTGGCTTGACCCGAACGGCGACCCGTATTCCGGCGCAAAGGCATATTTCTTTGACGCCAACACCACGACGCCGCTCGTTACTTACACCGAATACACTCTATCTATCCCGCACGATCATCCGGTTGTGGCGGATGCGGCGGGCAAATTTCCGGCCGTCTTTCTGCCCGAGCAAATTCTGTACCGGGTCCGCATTACCACCGCCGCAGGCGTGACGCTGGACGATATTGACGGCATTTCAACGCCGACGACTGCTCCGCCAGAGGTGCCAGAGGGCGATACGCCCATTGCGGAGCGCCATCAGACCGGCGACATAAAATGGGCCTATCGAAACGCGGCTCAGGCAGGCTGGGTGAGAGTTAATGGCCGCTCCATTGGCAGTGGCGCATCTGCGGCGACAGAGCGCGCCAATGCTGACTGTCAAGCGCTGTTTATCCACCTGTGGAATGAAGACACGACACTTGTCGTGACCGGCGGGCGCGGAGCCACCGCAAGCGGCGATTGGGCTGCAGGCAAGGCTATTTCGCTGCCTGATCCGAAGGGAAGAGCGTTCATCGTCCCCGACAGTTTCGGGGCTGCCCCTGCTAACGTGGTGACGGATGCTCAATTGGGCGCCGAAAGCGACCAGCTTGGCGCAAAGGGCGGGTCTGCTGCGCGGTCGATTGCCCGAACAAATCTGCCCGCCTCGCCGCTGCCTTTTTCAGCCAGCACAAACACAGTCGGTAACCACGGCCACCAATTCAGTGTCTCGCAAGGCGTCGGAAACGACACAGGCGGGTATGGTGGTGGGCTCGTCACTGACACCTATCCCGGCGTTATCAACACGGCCTTTTCAGGTGTGGCATCACAATCGACCGGTCAGCAGATCGGCGGGGGCGGATCGCACAGCCATACCGTAAACGGAAGCACCGAAGATATGGGTTCCGGCACGCCGATGGTGATGTTGCCGCCCATCATTGTCATCCCCGTGTTCATGAAGCTCTGAGGCCATGACAGATATCGCCCTTTCCGTGACCTCCGGCGCTGACTGGGCCGAGGCGGTCGAACTCATCGACGCCGATACCAACCAGCGCTTAACCGAGGACCTTGAAGCAGCCCTGATCGAATTGCGCGTCAATGACGATTGCAATCATCAGGTTTTGTACGGCTCAAATGAGCCTGGGGGTCGCCTGACGATACCCGAGCCGGGCGTCATTCAATGGATATTTCCACAGCCAGAGATGGCTGCGTTTTGTCGTGGAAAATCGTACCGGCTCGCCTGTCGTATCACGCCTGAGGCGGGCGGAACCTCCATACTGTTTTCGGGCTCTCTCGTCTATCTTGATGGTGAATTCTGATGCTCAAACCAAACATTCGGGTGCGGGTCTTGCCGCGTCTGGTCTCGCAAAACGGCGAGGCTGCGACAATAGCGATAGGCAGCGTTCAAACCGTTAGCAACGCTTCTGAAGCGGCGGTGATAAATGTCGGCACGTCTGGCGCTGCGGTGCTCAATTTTCAGATACCCGAAGGTGAGCGGGGGCCACCGGGTAACGGCGACATGAATGCCAGCGACAATCTCTCTGATCTCCTTGACTTTGACGCATCACTTGGCAATCTCGCTCCCGGCTATCAGGCCCACGGCCATACGCCGGCGAATGGCGGCTTTTTCAAAGACACAACACCCGCAACCAAAATTCATCGGTTTCGCGACCGGATATTCGCCGGCGCGTCAGCCGTCCACACCGGGAACAAGAGCCCCAACCCACTAGGCGGCTCTTGGATGACGGAAAGGATGGGAAACTACTTCGAAAAGAACGCCTACCTTGCGGTGACATCGGAACACGACAATCCCCGCATCGGCATCCTCGGGGGCTCCTGGAACCCGCCCGGCTCGGCGGGAACAACCGTAAACATTGGCGTTGCTGGCGTTTCTCTGGTGGAAGATGGCTATGGCCGGGCGCTGTACGCCGAAGCGCTGGTTCAAGGAACCGGCGTCGGCGCGGTTGGCATAGAAATACAGGGTGGCAACTGCACAGCAACCGATCACGTGTGCAATGCATATTCTGTGACTGGTGGTTACGTTGCGGTCTACGCTGCCGTCGAGGGCGGCTACGGCTATCTGTTGGGAGACGCAAACACGGCCCGCTCCGCGCCGCTCAATCCGGCGACGGCTGTCTTCGATGTTGCTGGGGGCACGCAGAGCGGCGTCAGCAAGAATTACCGCTTCAACACCGGAATAATCTTCCGCAATGGGGCTCTCGTCAGGTCATCGGTGGACGGACTGACTGGAACGGCCAAGGCCATATCGCTGGCGGCTGGTCATGAAATCGTGTGGGAAGCCGCAGCGGCGATTAAGGGCGCGTTTGTCCGCTCTGATCGGACAGCTGTCGATAATCAGCAAGTCGGCATCATTTTCGGCAATACAGAGATCAATCTGGTTGGCGCAGCCGAGCGCAAGATCGTGGTTGCAAAGGATGATACAGCGGGCGCTGGCGCTGTCAATCATGTGCAAATTGCCAACAGCCGCACTGGCATCCCTGTGGCCGTGAAGGCCAAAGGAACTGACGCCGCAATATCACTCGACCTGAGCACAACCGGCCTCGGCGTAATACGTCTTCAATCTCACGATGGCGCTGGTGAGCATTTCCGCATTTCGCCGACAGCGACGGCTGTCAATTTCATCTCGGCGACCGGCGGTGTGGCCGGCATCAATCCACGGCTTGTCGCGGCAGGATCTGACGCCAACCTCTCGCAGATTTTGAGGGGCAAGGGCACCGGCGGCGTCCGTCTCGAAGATGGCTCTAGCGCCGCCAAGATCGAAATCAATACGACCGGCGTTGGCTTTTTCGGCATTTCGCCGGTTGCGAAGCAGTCGCTGCCAGCCGCCGCCACAGACGCTGCATCGACGCAATCGCTCGCAAACGCACTGCGGACTGCGCTGCTCAACTACGGTCTCGCCGCATGAAACAGCACCGCCTGACACTCAATGACGAGCAACTCGCCGTGTTGAACGCCGCGCTAGTCGAGCTGCCGTATCGGATGGCGGCTCCACTGATCAACAGCATAAACCAGCAGCTCATGGCGCAGCACGAGCGCACCCCGCCACAGGTCGAGGAGGATGAGCAAGAATGACAACCACCCTTGCCCGCAGCGACTGGCGAGGCGCGGCGCTTCTGCTTGACTTCATTTATCGAACCGAGGTCGGGAAAGGTGCGCCCGGCTGCTACAATGTGATTTTCGGCAACCGGCAGTCCAGGCTCGCAAAACCGCTCACGTCCATGACATTGGCCGAAGTGCAGGCGGCGCAAAAGACTTGGGCCTCGAAGGCATGGGCCAAGCGGTTCGGGTCGAACGCAGCGTCGTCAGCCGCAGGTGCTGCGCAATTCATGCGCGCCACGCTGGCCGGGCTGATCAAGGAGCTCAACCTCAACCCGGCACAGAAATTCGATGGCGACCTGCAGGACAGGCTGGCCTACCACCTGTTGAAGCGCCGGGGCTTTGAGGCTTTTGTTGCAGGCAAGATAGACCGCGCGCAATTCGGGCTCAATCTGGCGAAAGAGTGGGCGTCGTTTCCGGTTCTCGCCGACACACGCGGCGCGCATCGCAATGTGCGACGCGGCCAGAGCTACTACGCTGGCGACGGTCTCAACAAATCGCTGACCAGGCCAGAGACGGTTGAAGCGCTTCTGGACGGCGTTCTGGCCGCAGAGCGCCTTTCCAGCGCGCCAAAGCCTGTCTCGCCGCCAAGCGAGCCACCATTGCCTCAACCAGCGCCAGCGACGCCCGCAGGCAGCAATGCTGCAAAACTCGCGCTGGCTGTCCTGCTGCTCGCCGTTGCGGGTGTCGCCGTCCTCATTTTCGGAGGTTGATATGTCGGCTCTTGCCGCAATTCTGCTGGATGCCGCCTCCAGTCTTGCAGTTCCGGTCATCAAGCGCATTCTGACCGAAAAGCTCGGTGGCCAAGTCGGCGATATCGCTGGCAAGGTTATCGACGCGATTGCCGAAAAGGCGGGCGTTGCGCCCGAAGCGCTGCCCGGTCTGCCGGAAAAACAGATGCAGGAGGCGCTTGTCGCGGCCGAACCCGTGGCCGCAGATATTCTGGTGCAGCATGTCGAAAGCCAGCGCCTTGCCAACGAGCTGATGAAAGCCGAACTCGACAAGGGCGGGCCGCTCTGGACCTGGAGCTGGCGGCCGATGTGGATGTGGCTGCTCGCGGCGCTCTGGACCTACGCCTTGATGGGCAGGCCGCTGGCAAATGCGGCCTTTGGCTGGTCAATCGAGGCGCTGGACACCGGCGTTCTGATGACCGTCACAACCGTCTATGTCGGGCTCTACATGGGCGGCCATACGATCAAAGACATAGCTGCGAAATGGGCTGAGAAATGACCTGTCTGGCCTGTTTCGCCGCCGGTGTCGCTGTGACGATTGTCTCAATTGCCATTGTCGTGGCGCATAAACTGGGAGTGTGGAGATGACATTGGTGTCCGGGCCGACCAAAACATTCTTCCAGCAGTTTGGGTCGCTGTTGAATTTTGTTATGGGATGCGTGTCATTTGTCACATTGATTGTCGGCGGCTCGGTTTTGTGGGCCAACACGCAAAACGCCATCGTGGCCAACAAACAGCGGCTTGATCAGATCGAGACGGACGCTCAGCGCAGAAGCGACCGGATCGACAGATTGGCCAGCGATCTTGCGCAAATGGATCGAACGCAACTGGCGTTCGGCGGGCGCATCGCCAATGCAGAAGCCCGGCTAAACGACGCCACGGCAGCGGCGCAGCGCGCAGACGAAAAGCTCTTAATATTGCTCAACGATGTGGCGATTATCAAGGATCGCGTAATGGGAACCGCGTCGCCATCGCGCCGTCCCTGA